TGATTGAAGATGAATTAGCCGACCAGTCATTTAGTGATGTCACTTTTATGATGGAATACAGTGGGCTGTTTTATGGAAGTGCCGAAGACGCGTTCTTCGATTTTAATTCGATTTCAAAGAACAGGAAGATTCAGTATCCAATGTTGCCAGACAAACTTGCGAACAAACTTGGGAACTCAAGTCTTGTAAAAATCACACCAAAGAAAAATGGTGAGAAACGTATACTGTCTGCCGATATTGCTTTGATGGCAAGTAAAAAACACAACAACGACGCAACCGCAATTCATATTAATTGTATGATGCCTACGAAGTCTGGACGTTATGTTAGCAATATTGTTTATTCAGAAACATGCGAAGGTCTGCGTACAGACGAACAGGCGTTGATTATTCGCAAGCTGTTTGATGAATATTCATGCGACTATCTTGTTATCGATAGCTCCGGCGTGGGTCTTGGTTCAGTAGACCTTCTTATGAGTGATATATCTGATCCGTTAACTGGTGAAATATATCCGGCACTGTCATGCTGTAATAATCCAGAGATGGCAGCAAGATGTACAGTTCCGGGTGCAGAGAAAGTAATTTGGGCAATTAAAGCCAATGCGTCTCAGAACAGTGACATGGCCATAATGCTCAGAGAGGGATTCAGAAGCGGAAGAGTTAGATTATTAAATAACGAATACGACGCTGAAGAATCGCTGGCGGAAATCAAAGGATACAATTCACTAAGTCCGGCGGATAAAGTTCAGATTCAATTACCATACATCAACACGACTCTTCTGGTGAACGAGTTAATTAACTTACAACACGATGAGTCTGGCGGAAAAGTAAAGATATATGAAAAATCGGGAATGCGAAAGGATAGGTACTCCAGTTTGGCGTACAACTATTATGTCGCATTACAGATAGAAAACAAGCTAAATAAGAGCAAGGCCAGAAATGCAGATTCGCAGAACTGGTTCGAAATCAAAGTGCCAACTTATAACAGATCGGGGGTGATTGGTAAAGGTGGCCAGAAACAAACGAGGAAGGGCTTATGGTAACCCTCCCGCAAGACAGGCAGACCAGAATCTGCCAAGCGTAACAGACGCAGGTCTGGGCGACCTGGAGAAGCTATCGCTCACGTACAAACAGATGGCACGGCTGATTCTGCGCGACTTAAACGAAAGCAAGACGCAGACACCAGTATTTTCTGTATATTCCAAGAACGACATTATCAAGTTCTTATCCAATCCATACCAAAACGCGAAGAACTTGCGCAAGGCCGTGGAATACATATATGTCGCCAGCCCGCACTTTCGCAGGCTTATCGACTACTTTGTCGGGCTGAGTGATTTGGCGTACATTGTTTCGCCTTACAAGATTGACCCAAAGAAAGCGAACGATCGAATTGTCAGCATTAATTATCGGCGCGTGCTAGACACACTGACGTCGATGTCAATCAAAACACAGTTCGGCAAGATTATCAAAGTGTGTTTGAAGAATGATGTGTTCTACGGCACGCTGTGGGTGAACAAAGACACGATCACTGTACAACAGTTGCCAACAGACTACTGCTCTATCAGTTCGATTGAAGGCAATGTGTTTAACGTGCAGTTCGACTTTTCGTACTTCAAGTCGAGGAAGTATCTGCTGGATTACTTCCCGGACGAGTTCAGATTACGGTACGAAAATTACGAGAAAAAGCTCGCACCAAAATGGCAGGAGTTGGACTGCCCGACGAGCTTTGCAATCAAGGTCAACACTGAGATCCCAGAGTATCCGATACCGCCATTTGCGGGTCTGCTGCGGGAGATATACGACTTGGAGGACTACCGAAATCTAAAGCTTGCCAAAACGGAGCTGGAGAATTATGCGATGCTTGCCATGACTTTGCCGATGGACGACGAAGGAAACTGGCAGATTGATTATAACAAGGCCGTTGAGTTTTGGTCGAACTTGAGCGAGGTTGTGCCACCGGAAGTTGGCACAGTGCTGACGCCGATGCCAATCCAAAAGATTAGCTTCGAGCGTTCGGGTGCGCAAGACCCGGATACGATTGCAGAGGCGGAAGAAGCGCTGTTTACTGCGGCGGGCGTATCGTCATTGCTTTTCAATAATCCTAAAGCCTCGGCGACCGCGTTATTGCTATCCATTAAGGTAGACCAATCAATCACGTATGGAATTGTTAAAAGCATTGAGGATATGGTTAATCGCTATATTCAAGACCAGAGCTATGGAAAGAACTTCAAAGTTCATTTCTTGAATGTCAGCGAGTTTAATAGAAAAGAGAGCGCAGATCAGTATTTAAAATCGGTGCAGTATGGATTGCCATTTATTAGTGCATATTGCGCCACAATGGGTCTTGGACAAGCTGAGATGGACGCAATGTCTTACCTCGAAACTGAGATTTTGGATCTCCAAGATAGATTTAAACCTCTCATGAGTTCTACGCAGATGAGCGTTGAAGAGATTACAGAGGGAACGACAGAAGAAGGCGGGCGTCCACCTAAGGATGATGGTGAACTCAGCGATTCAGGCATCCAGTCACGCGAGGACGCCGACGATTGGGATGACCATTTTAAAGGATGAAAGGATAGATAATGGAAAAATTCATATACGTGTTCTCTGAGCGAGACAAGAATCTTCTTTTGGAACATGGCTATATATTAATCAAAGAGCCAAAGAAAAAGAGAGTTCCGAAAAAGAAAGTATCCGAAGAGAACCAAGAAGAAAATACAAAAGAAGAACTGAAGATTTGGATCTTCGCAAATAAGCTAGTAAAGGACATGATCCTCGACGACCTCGAGAGTTATGTCTTTTCTAATATATTAACATTCTAATTGGAGGATGAAACCTTGGAAGCGATGAAACTAACCTATAGTTCATCTCTGACGGACATCCGCGAACTCAACAGTTCATTTGATGTTGGTACATTACAGATTTGTTATCCGGGTTCTAATCGTAACAAAACTTACATATCTAAACACGCTTTGGAAAAAGCTATCCCGTCGATGTTCAACTGCCCTGTGGTGTGTAACTACCACCGCTCGGACGGAGCACTGGGGTCTCACGATATGGAAGTGATTACAGATTACGACGACTCATTAAGAGTTGTGAATATCACACAGCCCGTAGGTGTGATCCCGGAAAGCGCACGAGTTTTCTTTAAAGAAGTTACTGAGGAAGATGGCGTTACACATGAGTATTTATGTGCTGACGTTTATCTTTGGAAGAGACAAGAAGCATACAAGGTAATTAAAGAGAAAGGCATTACAGGGCAAAGCATGGAGATAAATGTGCTTGAAAATGATTATGCAGATGGCGTCTGTATTATCGACAAACTGGAGTTTACTGCCTTTTGTTTATTGGATGACTCGGTAGAACCTTGTTTCGAAAGTGCTTCGTTGCAGATGTACGCATTAAATGGCGATGAGTTCCGCGAACAGTACAAAGAGATGTTAAGCGAATTCAAGGAAGCCTTTACTTTAGCAACAACTCCTGAATCTGGAGTTGATCATATTACTACAGAAATATCAGAGGAAGGAGGAAGTTGCCAAATGGTTGATGAAACAAAAGAAGTTTTCAACGATACGGAAGAAGTCAAAGACGAAGTAGAAGAAGTAGTAGTCGAAGAGACTCCCGAAACTTTTGCTGAAGAAGAAGCTCCAGAAGTTGAAGAAGAAAACTTTGCTCTGAATTCAAATTTTAGAGAGGCTATGAATGCTGCGTTCGCAGGTCAGACCATCCCGACTGAATGGGGAGAGATGGAGCGTTACTGCGTTTGTGACTATGACGTTGAAGCTAAGCTTATCTATGCTTGGGATATGACTGATTGGTTGCTGTATGGTTTCGCATACGATATGGACGGAGATAACGTTGTTGTAGATTTTGAGTCCCGGAAACGTATGAAATACATCATAGCGGAATTTGATGAAGGTGAGACTCAGGATTCTCCGTTTGCTTTTGCTTATGAGCAGATGAGCGAATCCATGAAGGTTGCCAAAGAGAATGTTTCTGACCTCGAGTCTAAATATCAGACGGCATCTGAACAGATCGATTCTATGAACACCGAGCTTGAAGAGCTTCGTAAATTCAAGAGCGATGTCGAAGACGCTTCTGATAAAGCACAGCGTGATGAGCTGTTCGCACAGTTTGCAGATCTTAATGATGTTGCAGAATTTGCGGCACTGGTTGCGGATTCTTCTGAGTACGATATTGAAACTTTGGAAGAAAAGTGCTTCGCAATTCGTGGTCGAAATATGAAGCTGAACTTCTCTAAGAATGAAGTGAAGGCTCCGAAGCTCCCGGTCGTGCCGGATGCTGACAAAGATGACGACGAGCCTTATGGCGGCGCTGTCAAAAAGTACTTAAAGAAATAAGTATAAATACAATATTGATTTTTAAATGTCGCTGAAAGGCGGCTTTTTTAATTTACAAATAATTAGGAGGAATAACATAAATGGCCAAATATTGTGTTGTCCGTACGGACAGAATGGCTGGCACTACAGAACGCGAAATGCTTGTGTCTGCTAAATATATGGGCGATGGTTCTGCTGCTACCGCTATTGAAAACGGCAATGTTGTGAAACTTGATGGCCTTCTGGAAACTGCTAACGCTGGCGTTGTTGAGCGTGAGATTTTCAAGGCTGTTACTCCGGCTGCTGGCGATGATCTGAAGGATATCGTACTGGTCGCAAGCCCGGAAGTTATGTACGACGAGCGAAAGAAAGACCTGTGCGAGTTCAGAAACGAAGCTGGTGAGGTTCTTCGTGGTTACAGAATGCATTCTGGAGATATCTTC